ATCTTAAACTATCTTAAACTATATATAGAGTGAGAAATGTTAAATAAAGTTAAAAAATTTTTCTCTACTTTACAATCTAATAAATCAACATCAACAATTTATTCTAATAACTCATCTTTATTTTTACGGGCTTTTAATAATCCAATTATTCGTCCAACATTAACGACATATTTAAGCTTAGTATATTATGAGAATACTGGAATTGTTTCAACTGCTATTGATATGTTAGCAAAGGGATTTATATCATTAACTCCTATGCTTTACAATAAAGAGACAAAAGAATATATAACTTCTCATCCAATATTAGATTTATTGGAAACTCCAAATGCTGACCAGACAAAAGCTGAAGTGTTTGGTGCTTATTCTAGGTTTTATGATATAACTGGCAATTCTTATTTGATGTGTACTTGCAGTATGTCTGGTGAAGTGTTAGAGCTTTTTTATGTATCACCTATAAGTATTTCTGTATATTCTAATCCAAAAGATATGTTCCCAGCTTATTATATATATCAATCAGATAGTGAAACTATTAAATTTGATAGGGAAGAGGGAGTTGATGGATTTAGATATATAAATAGAAATAATGGAACATACCGAGAATTATGGCATACAAGAGACTTTAACACAAGAGGTCTTTTGGGTTTATCAAAACTAAACTCAATAGTTTTAGAAATTACACAAATACTAAATAGTAATAAACATAATAACTCATTATTAGAAAATGGAGTTAGAAGTAGCGGTTTATTAAGTTTAGACCCAACTTTAACACAAGACCAGTCTATGAAAGCCATAAATACGATAAAAGAACAGAATTCAGGTTCTGACAACAGCGGACGAATGATTATAGCACCAGCAGGGAAGATTGATTTTAAAGAGTTTTCTATGTCATTAAAAGATATGGATTTTAAAGATTTAAAGATTGAAATTAAAAAAGATATTGCTTTACGGTTAGACATACCTTTAGCTTTAATTGATACATCTGGGCAGAGTTATAATAACTTAACAGAGGCGAAGCTTAGTTTATATGATAATGCTATTCTTCCTAATGCGAAACGATTTTATAAAGAATTGTCTAGTTTTTTATGCACTAAATATAAAGATTTACAAGGTTATGAATTAACTTTTAACATTTTAGAAATTCCAGCAATAAAACAAAGAGAGATTAAAAATTTAGAAGTATTGAAAAATATGGGAATTTTAACGATTAACGAGATGAGACAAAAAATAGAGTATGAAGACATTGAGGGCGGAGATGTTTTATATATCCCATTAAATTTAGTGCCAGCTGGTTCAGTAGTAGAACAACAACAATTAAGTAAAAAAATTGAAGAAGAAAAAAATAAAATTAAGTATAGTTATGAGGAAAATATATAATGAATAAAGAAGATATAGAATTTCATAATAGTGATGCTTACAAATTTTTTTTCACGGGAAACCCAATGGGTTTCGAGCTTTTGAAAATGTTCTCTATATTTGTTATAAAAATTTTTTAAATAATATTAAAAAGAGGTGAGTATGAATAAAATAATTATTAATGATGAAGTTACTAAGTTTAAACCTAATTATATACAAAACTATTTATATACTTGTAAATTTGAAAAAGTAGTAGGAATATAGATGCCAGTAGCATTTAAGAAAGATGAGTTAAAAGATATTGCAAACGAAGACAAGTTAAAAAAAATTAAGGCAGAGTATCCTTTTGAGAAAGACTTGACTAGATTTTTTAAAAATATAAATAGAGAGTTTGAAAACTATTATATATCTAATGGTGTTGTTATAGATGCGAGAGAATGGAGTATTGAGTTAACAGCAATTTTACTTTTAAATTATCAAAAAGTAAGCAATATATTTAAATTTAATATAAGAGAAAGTTTTAACGAAAAAGTAAGTAAAGACATAGATGCTTTAATAAATACTAAAATAACAGATTTTCAAGATACAATAGCAAAAACAAAAACTAATTATATTTTAAATACGACTAATTTAGAAATAAGAAGAGAGATTGAAAATACAGTCTCAAGTTTGATAAAAGAGGGGAAAGAAGTAGAAAGAATAGAAGTTGCGAATATCACTAGGAAAGAATTAAATAAAAAAGTTACAGGAAGAGCGAATACGATATCCATAACTGAGACTTCAGGAATGGCAGAAAGTAGTAAATTTATTGAAAAAGAAACCTTGATATATAAAGATGTAAGGCTTGACAATATCCGATTAAAAAACAGATTAAAAGATGTCTGGGTTGCGAATTTAGACGAAAGGACTAGACCAGCACATATTTCAGCGAACGGACAAATAAAAAATTACAATGAAAAGTTTTTTGTTGGTGGTGAGTTTTTGAAATATCCAGCAGACCCAAATGCAAGCATGGCAAATACAATTAATTGTAGATGTAGTTTAGTTTCACGAGTTTATTAACTTGCAATTTTAAAAAAATATGTTATATTTAATATAGGAAAATAATATTAAATGGATAAAACAAAAAATATAGCTAAAATTGAAAAGGCATTATTTCTTATAAAAGAAACTTTACTAGACTTAGAAGAAAAAAATAGCAAATACGGGAATATTAGCTTTACAATTGGGTATCAAAATGATGTTATGGTAGATAAAGTTTCAATTGTGAGTACTTTACATAAAATTTTATACTAACTAATAGGTTAAACTTAAACATAAGAACCCTATATTGACGATGTGTAAAAAAACACTTCGTTAGTATAGGGTTCTTTTATTTTATAGCTTGTGAGGAAACAATGAATAAAAAAATGAATTATTTTAATTCTTTTGATTTAAATTTTAAAGAGATAGAAGGAAAGTTAGTAGGTATTGCTTGTCCTGTTAATAAATATACTGACGACATTAGATGTGTTAAATTTAGTAAAGAATTTTTAGCATCAAATTTAAATAAAACAGTGCCTTTATTTACAGACCACGAGCAAGTATCAAAAGCTATAATTGGCAAAGCTATATTTACAAAAATTGATGATACTTATTTATATTTTGAAGCTGAGTTATATATGGAAAATCCAATAGTAAAAGATTTTTTAATCAAGCCTTTAAAAGATGGTGTTTTAAAAGGTGTATCTATAGGAATTGAGAATTGCGAATATGGAATAGACAAAGATTTACAAAAACAAAAGAAGTATGGAGAAATAATAACAAAGGGAGACATCCACGAATTATCATTAACACCTAGACCAGCCTTTAAAGATGCAAAAATAAAAAAAGTTTTTTCTACGGCGTCTTATCAAGACTTGCCACTTGCGAGTAGAGACAGAGCTTGGGATAGCGGACAGGCAATAAGTAGAATTAGAGAATATACTGGTAGTGATGAAGAGCCTTCACCAGACTATAAAAGATGTTTTTTCTGGTATGACAAAGAAAATGAAGGTAATTTTGGAGCTTATAAATTACCGTTTGTTGATGTAATATATGGCGAGTTATATGCAATCCCTAGAGCAATATTTGCAGTTGCTGGAGTATTGAGAGGAGCAAGAGGCGGAGTTGATATTCCAGAAAAGGATAGAGCAAAAGTGATTGAAAATGTAAATAGATATTATGAAAAGATGGATTTAGAAAGTCCATTATTTAAAAGTTTTCAAGATGAAATAAACGAATTTTCAACAGAAAAAGAAATAAGTTCATATTTTAAAATATGGGGATTTAATAAAGAACAAATAGATAGCTTATTTTATAAAATGAGGGAACTATATAAAAAGGGTAATCCTGAAATGTCTCTTATTTTAAATAAAAATATAGAAAATTTAAAACAAATTATTTCAATTATGGGAGAAAAAAAATGACAGATAAAGAACTGTTAGAACAACAGAGCCAAGTAATAAAGGATTTAAGAAAAAGTGTAGAGGAAGGAAAAGAAAAATCATTCGCAGAATTAGAAGAGATGAAAAAAAATTTTATGAAAGCTGAAGAAGTAAATCAGAAAATAGTAGCTGATTTTGAAAAAGAAAAAGAAGCAAGAGCTAAGATAGAAGAGAGTTTTAAGGTATTTGAAAAACAGTATAATAGATTACCTTCTGGAATAGATGCATCAGTAAAAGAAGAAGCTGTAAAGTCTTTTGAAAACTATTTGAAAAATAAAGCTAAAAAAGAAGCTAATTTTCAATTTAATCAAGAAGATTTTTCATATTTAAGAACAGACGAAGCTTCTAATGGTGGAGTTTTAGTCCCAGATACTTTGGTGAGTGAATTAATAAAACAAGAGATACAAATATCTCCAATTATGGAAAATGCAAGAGTTATAAATGCAACTGCAAAATCTTTAACTTATCCAATACGAACTACAATACCTTCAGTTAATAGAGTTGGAGAAGGTGGAACATCGGGAAAATCTATTTCTAATTATAAAAATGTAAGATTAGAAGCATATAGAAATGATGTAATAGTTCCAATTACAAGAGAAATGATTAATTTTGCTTCGTTTAATATGGAAGAAGAAATGAGAAAAGATGCGGCAATAGCACTTATAGAGCAAACTAATATAGATTTTTTATTAGGTAATGGAGTTTCAAAATCTGAGGGAATTTTAGTAAATGCAGATGTTAAAACTTTAAAATCTGGCATTGCTAATGATTTGCCAGCTGACCTTGATTTGTTTTATACGATACAAGGGTCTGACAATATAAAACAAGGATATTTAGCAAATGCTAAATTTTATATGAATTCAAATACTCTTTTTAGTTTAGCAACAAAAAAAACTGGAACTGGAGAATATTTATGGCAACCTATGGTAGCTAATGGTGTTCCTAACACTATATGCGGG